TTCCTTACGAGTTAAGTCATTCATAAGCGCATCTACGCTAAGTCCTGCAACACCTGCTTCACCTGCGGATACTCTAGCGGTAGCTCTGGCTTCTCTAGCTCGCGTCTTATTAGCTTGTAACTTCTGAGCCATAGCAACTTGCTCTTGCCCTTGCTGTGTGCGTAACGATGATACTTCATTGAGGTAACGCTGTCTCTCAACCTTAGAGGCGTTCTCTTGGACTCTACGTTGAGTTTTGGCTTGCTGTCGCTGTCCTTGTATCTGTAGTGCAGAAGAAGCTATGCCCATATAGACTGCTGTTCCTACTGCGCCAGCCGAGGCTGATGAAGCTCCGAGGGCAGTTCCTAAAGTTACTGGGTCACACATATTATTTCTTTCTGTAGGTTATTATAAATTCGTAAAAGGGTTGATTATTAAATGATAAGGTTCTCGTAAAGGTTGCACCACAAAACTTGAGCCACTTGATGGCAGTCTTATTTTCTTTATGAACAAAGTTAAAGGTTGCACCATAAGGCTTAGTCAAAGACTGGGTTACTTTGCGGGATGCTTTAAGGAAATCATAGGATGCGTCTCGGACGGCATCAGTGCCTAGCATCCAAATATACGCCATATCAATGACTTGTCCAACACCAAGCATGGCAATAGGGACATCACCACCATCAACAATCGTAAGGGTAGCATCATCAGTTTCAAAAGCTCTATGCAAGGATTCCTCTGGAGTGCTGCCCATACAGGCAACTTCAAGTCTATCCTCTTTGCGTATAAAGGGGACGATGTCGTCAATATGGCTTTTCTTTGCCTTTATTAACTTATGTGTCCCTTGCTTAAAGACTAGGTTAGCCATATCGGTTAGAACGCGAGTGAACAAAGGATTCAAACTCGGCACTCTGGAAGTTACTTGGGAGTGCGCTATCGTTCTCAATTTCAATCTTCGTATCCTGTGCTTTGGTAAGAACAGGGAAACGATAGAACCCGCTGTCTAAGTTAAGAGTTCCTATTGTAGTAGAACCTATCACATCAGGGGTAAAGACATTCTCGTAGGTATCACGGAACTTAGGAGTAACCTTGACCTTGAAGTGAGCAGTCTTGTCAAAATAGATAGAAGCGTTGCGTATCAACAACTTAGCAGCATTAGAAGGACTGCTTCCTTGACCTGCCTTGGCTTTAAATAGTTGCTCTGAGAAGGTGTACTTCATGGTGTAGGGGACACCTACGAATACAGAGGTGTCTATGTCGTTACCATCTGCATCAACATCGTTGACCGCTTGTGTAAGAGTAACAGTAGCACCTGAGTTTGTAGCGTTGAGCTTGAGACCATCTGTTGTGTAAACCTCTACAGAGTTGTCTGCTGGGGTGTAAGGGAGAGTTATTTGATTATCACCATGTGTAACAGTCTTAGCCACTCGCATATCAAGGTGAGTGACAAAGCCAGCGGTATCCGTTAAGCCAGACTCTAGAGGCATCTCAACGAGGTTAGTTTCTCCGTTGTTTACGATGACTGCGTAGAGGGTGGACTTAATGAACTCAATACCTCTTATCTCACCAGTGAAGGTAAACTTAGACCAAGCACTCAGAACTTTCTGGTTGTTGTTCCAGAAGTAATTGTAGATGTATAGCGAACCTTTCTCGTCACCGCTGAGTAAGGCAATCGTGTCCTCTGATGTAGTCCCTGCCATATCAATTATGTTTTTAGGGATGTATGCAGGAACGTGTTCAGTGACCTCAGTAGAGTCGTAATTATCTGTAGTGGCGTTTACGGTGAACTCGCGCATACCTGTAAAGTTACCACGAGTGAACGGGAAGTAGATATACGAACCTAATGGTAATGGGTCTACTTGGTCTTCAAAGCTGAAGTTAGTAATTGGAGTGATGCTGACTGTCTTAGGGGTAAGAACATCGCCACCCTTGAGAACGAACTGTCCAGTCTCAGAGAATAATACAAGGTTCTCTTGGAAGCCTTTAGCCGACTTGAGGTTAGTCACTCGACTGCTGGCTACCGATACATCAATAGGGTCAGAGTCTAGTAGTGTGGTTACTGTGGTGCGACCAAAGTTAAATTCAAGTTGTCCAGTTGTGTCTAAGACTCCTAGACCACTTTCAGACATTACGACGTTCTCTCCGCAAAGAAATCCAAGGCGGTTCTTAAAGAAGAAAAGGTTATCTATTGTTTGAGTTACAAAAGAAGCAAGAGGGTTTGAGTTGTCGTCTCCAGCTACTCGGTCAGCCATCTTTATATGTCGGAGAGTAAAGCCTGAACCATCGCTTATGATTTCAACAGGCAGTGTAGTGGAGTCATAACCAAGTGAGAGGTTTGGAGCTACACACTCTATCCAAGCACCTTTTCCTATATTTTCGTTTCCTGTTGTTTTAAACTCAACGTAATAATCATCTTGGTTTAATTCAGCGTCACCTGATACTTTTACTTTAAAACCCTTTGGGGCGACAAGAGGCAAGTCCGTTATAGACGCTACCTCCTTGTATACTACTCCAATACCACCTCCACCCAAGCCATCTTTAGCGGTAATACCATAGTTAAATACTACGTCCTCACCTGTAGTGGCATCCACAACACTTTTTAGTATCATTAAGTTACTTTCTACTTTTGAGAGGTCAGCGGTGAAGAAGGTGTCAAAATCTGAATCGCTACCAGTATACTTGGTTCCTGTTCCGTCTAAATCACCCAAGTCGTTAAGTATAGTTGTTGTATCTGCATTGGCGGCGGCGCCAGTTCCAGTAGCTACGCCTGATTTAACTACTCTTGTTTTTGTGGTAGTTGCACTTCCTGCTGTTGTTTCGGTGTTGTTAGTAGAAGGAAATGTATAGACTTCAGTTGTGGTATTCGTAGGAGCAGACTGAGAATCGTTGTTATAATCTAGAGGGGTAAAAGGCGCATTGCCCGTGCCAACACGAGCAAAACCATAACCATAACCACTTCCCATAGTTTTAAAATATTTAAAACGTCCTGCGTTTTCTATCTGAGCTGTGAGTACTTCACCCTCTGAACCTACAGTTAATACTTTAATGGTTGGTTGTGTGTAGAGAACTAGAGGAATTTCACCAACTCTATTCTCTGAGTAATAATAATCATCTGGCTCATCTGGGTCATCAACTGGTTCTTTAAAATATGTATGCTTACTGGAGGGCAACGGAACATTAATAATATCCCCTGCCGCAAATCCACTCCCAGTGCCGCCAGTTGGAATACTGATGGTTGACATTTGAAAACTAGAATCCCAGCTTCTGTAACTGGACTCCATAGTTATTTCAGCGCCTAACCCACCAGTTACGCCTAATGTTACATCAAAGCCATATTTCTTTTCATAATCACCCTGCTTAATGAACACTAGGGAATCGTTAGAAGCAGGAGGAGCCGTGGTTAGTCCTCTCGCCACAGATACGTCTGAATTTACAACATAGGTCGTGTCAGCAATCGTAAGAGCCTTAAGTGACGCACGAGCCGTTGTTGACTCAAGGTAAGTTCCGCTTATGGGATACTTGCCATTTGAATTTGTGCTTAGATATTCAACGCCATTGACAGTTATAGGTTGCTCAGAGCCATCAATCAAACTGTATGCACACAGGTATGTTCCATCGTGAATAATTACATACTTCTCATTATCATCACGATTGATAAAGTGAACGAAGCTGTTACTGTCTATAACACTCGAAAGTAACTTACCAACGTGCCTAGTATTAGGACGTTTCTTTAGTCCATCTGCAACAGAGCTAAGAGCGTTTTCCTGCTCCTCACATTGACCAGCAAAGCGTGTTGCGTCAGGTTGTTGAGATACACCTTGGATAAGGTTAGGAACCGCTGTGTTAATTAGAGGCATTAGGAGATGTCGTAGTTACGGTTGATTCCAATTCTGGACGCCACATCGTAGCTGTCAAATATAGTTCTGTCAGAGTTGTTGCCTTCCGCATCCATAAGGTCAGCCCTTGCGTTGTATTCGTCACGAGCAATAAGAGCTTCTAGCTCACGAGAGCCTACCATACGTCCTTGGAATACCCTTGAGGAACGCAGAGTTATATAACGTCTTGCGGCTTCTGGCAGGCTTGTAAAGTCCAGTAGGCGTGTAAGGTTAACCTCTAGGTCTTTGGAGAACACTGAGGTGTTATTAGAGCGGTCAAACAAACTGAGACCACGTTGGGCGATGTCGATAGAGGTATCGGTTGTGTCTACCTCCAAGATGTCGTCCGATAAAGTTATTGTGCCATCCCCAGCAGGGCTCAGGGTGACTTTGAGTTCTGTGTTAAAGTGCCACCCTTCAGCTTGAACGGAACGACTTACCTCGTCCAGTACGGAGATAGCAGTAGCGGCAGAGATAGGAAGCGCGTTGGTGTCACTAATACTATTCACAGGGCTCTCGCCGATGTGTCCTAGCATTGAGTTAACAGCTTCTAGCTTTGATGTAAGTGTGGGCATATTATTATATAAATTTAAAAGTTAAAAAAGAGCCCCCAAAGGAATTAACCAAAGGGGGCTCAGAATTAATTTAGCGTACTTCTACAGCACACTCAGGACGCAAGACGCCGTGTCCCATTGCATATTTAGCAACGAACAACGTACCTTGACGTTCGATTTGGTACTCGGACTCTGTAGCGAGGTCGAGGAGCTTGACTGTACCGATAGCTTCCTTAGTACCTGCAAGGATGCGGGTAGCAGAGAGGTCACCGTTGTAGCCAGTACCACTAGCACCGAAGACGTCATTGTTGACACCATCGTCATCTTGGTCTTGAGAAGCCTCAGCGACCGTTACGGTAGCAAGGTGATTGCTCTTTACAAGATTGATACCAGCGACTTGGCTGATTGTACCAGTTGCGATATTACCAACACCACCAGCATCACGGTTAGACGCAAGCGACACTGCGCTGTTGTCTGCTGTGATTAGGGTGTAGTAGTCGGCAGGGCTCAGGATAGCGAAACGACCTTCGTCGCTTACATCCTTACCGTCGAGAGACTCAGCAACGCCATAGAGAGCGTCGATAAGTTCAGCCGCAGTTGCGTTAGCACCAGCGAACAACGAAGAGGAAGCACCAAGAATAGTGCCATCATCTCCACCGATTTCTGAAGTACCACGAGCGGCGGCGGCAAGAGTCTTCATCGTAGCGATGTCGAAACGTTTTGCCAGTGCCTTACCGAGTTCCTTAGCATAGATGCTACGGACGTCGTAGTGGTTCTTTAGTTCGTCGATGTTTGCGATGAACGTTGATGAGATGAGTACATCATCAATAGAGATGACGCGCTCAGCGTGTTTGATTGCAGACAGGTAGCTGTTACCTCCGTCAGCGATATTCTCGCCAGCAGTGTGGTATTTCGCGGATGCGATACCAGTAACAGGGAATTGTGCAGATTTGCCATTCTGAATGGTGCGTACCATGTGCAAGTCCTTCATCACGTTTGTTTCTTCAAACGTAGTTAGGATTTCACCAGAGAACACCTTCAGGAATAACGCATTTACATCACCTGTAGCATTGACTTGCCCTAAACGAGAGGGACTTGTATTGCCATTAGCCATGATTTTTTATTCCTTATTTGGATTAATATTGAGGGTTTGAGGTGTCCGTGGGCAGGGTTTGCTTGTCTAAGGTTATCCTCCTCAAAGGGCCTTACGCTACTACTAGCTTAGGGACGAAAGTTATTTCTTCTTTTTTACACGGAGCGACACTCGTGCCGCCTTGGTGTTACTTACAAATTGTTTTCCTTTAGAGCCTGCTCTTTTCTTTTTCTTAGCAGTTGTTGCTCGTTGAGATTGGGATAGGCTTTTAGCTTTAGCCATCGGAAGGCAACGGTCTGGGTTCTTCTTGTTTTTAGAAGTGCCGCAAGGGCCTTTAATCTTTCCATCTGTTCCGATGCGTACCCAGTTCTGCGCTCTCCATCTTGCAAGTTCACCCATTATTTCTTTTTCTTGATTGAGAGTTTCTTACGCTTGCCTTTGCCATAGTTGGGGTCTTTGCAATATTTGCTCGCCGCCATGTTTGCATAAGCAGAGGGGTATTTATCAAAGGTACGCTTTGCCCAAGCAATACCTTTAGGACATATTTTAGCCATTATTTGCCGACTTGTTTTTGTGCTAGGTTGTGAGCTTGGGTAAAGGTTTTACCTTTTCGCATTTCATCCTTCATAAGCTTCATGTGCTTTTTTGAATGATGCTTGCTGTGCTTTTTAAGCGTTAGCTTTTGCCTAGCGTTCATTAGTATTTGTAGGGCTTCTTTTTGCCCTTAGTTATTTTTAGGTTTTTACGTTTCATAGCGCATTTGGAACATCCACAGTTTTTCATAGGTCAGCACTTCCACTTTCTAAGTGCTAGAGCTTTACGGGTCGGTCTGCCTTTGGAATCCTTCATAGGCCCCTTCACACCGCTCATGCGTGCACAGAAGGAACGCTTCCTTGCGCCGCCTTTGGGCTGTGGGGCTTTGAGGTTAGAACCAGTCTTACGATTGTAGTAGTCTCTTCCTTTCTTGGAGAGACCCCCGCTCTTAGACTTGTGTTCTTTCCGTAGGCTTACGCCTTTTCTCTTTGCCATTTATGTAGTTATTTATTATTGGGGTTGCTCGGTTTTTATACCGAAGTAAATTCTTTTGTTTCTGGTCATCGATTGGGTTGTTTACTCGTGTCCACGCGCCGCCCCCGCCGTTCCAAATGAACAGCAGGTGATTTACAGTTACTTCTTCACCACAGCTTCTAATGTGCTTCGAATAGTGCGAAAGAACTTTAAAAGCGATAAGGAAGCTGAAGTTAGGGTCGAACGCCACAGTGTGCGCAACTTTACTGCCCGTGATACGATTGTAGTCGTCCACCATAATTTTATGGATTTGATACAGCCCGTAAGCATGACCTCCGTCTCCAACAATAGTTGGGTGACTGTTGAGCGGAACTTCCCATAGAGGGATGAGAGAAACGAATTCATATAAAGATATCTGTTTTTGAGTGTTAGCGTTTAACCATAGAGGAGCCAAAGTAAAAGCTAAGCAAAGCAAGCATACCTTGGCGAACCTCTGGTAGAAGAACGAAGCCGTCCACATTGATGTATCCATTTTGAGAGCCAAAGATTAAAGAGAAAATGCCTCCCCCTGACTCTTTTTCGAGAGCTACGGGGACGTTGAGTAATGATAAGATAAAAGGCGCAACAATCACAGCGAACAAGATACTTACTGCAATCACCCGTCTGACCCATACGCCTCCACGCCCTGCGGCGGCTTCAGCAGACTTATCTGCCATCTCCTGTTTCTGGAGCATAGCATCAAGGGCTCTGCCTTGGGCTTCCGCTTGGGAGGCTACGAGGCGCATTACGAAACCTGTAATGCCACCTCCGAGCATGGATAATAATTCTATAGACATAGTTTAAAGGACGTTGGAGACCGCTAATCGTTTCTCTACGTTGTCACGGAACGCAGGGTCAGCTGAATAACGAGGGTCACGCATAGCTTCAGTTACCTGAGCGGCAGACCCAAAGGGTTTAACAGAGGAGCCGCTAGTACCACCTTGAGATAACTCAGGGGGATTACCGCCAGCAGAAATAAACTGAGCATAGAGACCTTTGACAGCCATCTTAGCCTGCTCTATTGAGCCGCTTTCTACGATACTGTTGAAGCCGTCTAAGTCGCCATCAGATAGGTTTTCAGAAGCCCAGTCAGCCATAGCGTTGTAGTTGGCGTTGCCCCCTACTTCGTTCTGGATGTCTAAGGCTTGTGATGTACTCATGCTTTCCTGACCCGCTATGTAAGCTTCTACGAAACTACGGGGTAGCCCCGCTCTTTCTAGCTCAACAAAAGTCTTGTCAGTAAGCTCGCCTGTTTCAGCAAACTCTTCCGTAGCTTTTTCTACAGAGGAGTTAAGACTAACGCTTGCTTCTTCTTCAGCAGGGGCGTCGTCTTTCTTAGACTTCGACTGCTTTGATGATTGTTTCTTCTGAAGTTCGTTGTAGGCTTTTGCCAAGTCCTCTGGGGACTCAAACTTCTCGTCTAACCACTCTGGGCGTTCCTCTGGGGTTTCCTCTTGGACTTCCTCTTGAGGCTCCTCGGTGTCTGACTGAATTGATTGATTACGTTGCTCAGCCGCTTCTTCTTGCATTTCGGCTTGCTTTTCGAGGGAGACATTTTCTTCCTCGGTATGTTCTTGTACTGTTACTGATTGGTAATTAGCCATCTATTTGCTCGCTTGGTTGTTGTTGTTGGGCAAGGGATTGGTCAGACATCGCTTTAATACCAGCGGGGCCTAACTTCTCAGCCATTTGCATTTGTTGCATTTGCTGAGCCTCCATTGCCATTTCTTCTTCGGACTTAACCAGCCCATCGGTTTTGATACCGAGGGAGATTGCCCTCCGTTTAAAGTATTCTGAAACCTTGACGAACTGCGCTATAGCTTCAGGGCCTACCACTTGGGCGGCTCCAGCTAGGAACAGGTCTAGTTTCTGTAAATCATTGCCACGTCCTAAAGCTTCAACACCTGTAATGATGATGGGCTTAACAACGTCTTTAGGTATCTTGGGTAAAGCACCCTTCTTATTCATTACCTCCATTAGACGATTGACCAATGGAAGTTGCATTTCACTGCTTAGAAGAGAGTAGAGACCACCGAGGGCAGACTCTAACTCCATACCTAACATCCGTATCTCTTCAGCGGTAACACGCTCAGCTTGGCGTACAGTACCACTGGTAAGAAGGAAGGCGTGACCTAGGCGGTCTTTGATTACGTTGATTGTCTCCTGTGCTACACGGAAGTCGTTAAACTTGTTTACCTGTAGGGTGGTGACATCCTGTGCGTTGCCCTGTGTGATTGCACCGTTAGGACTGTCGGCTAGTGTCTTAGCTCTGGTTGTGCCGTTAGGGTTAACTAGGAATAGAACCTTTGAGGCGGCGGCAGAGCCTTCCACAATAGCTTGTGTGAGGGACTCAAGGGACTGTAGGTCACCGAGGTATTCCTCAACATAACCACGTCCGTAGTCCTCGCCATCAATACGTGTAAAACGCAGAGGGATAAATGGATTCTTGTCTAGACCGTAGAAGCCTTCAGACTTAGGAATAACGTTGCCGTTGATTTCCTGCCAGACTTTCCAGCCCTTATCTTTACGACAGACTGCTGTGTATAATTGTACTTCGTCATCAGAGCCACCTTCGTTAGCCCCTGCTACTTCTTTCATCTCCTCAGTGAGGCTCATGTAGCTTAGGGTTTCCTTGGTGCAGATGTATAGAACATTACCCATTGGGTCACGCTCAACACAGAAGCGGTCAAGGTGGAACACACGTACGCCACCATCGTCAGGGACGTATAGTAAAGCGTTACCAGTGATGATAAGTTGCTTAATAGCTTCGTGTAGTGCGGTACGGTATGTACCTCTACTGACCTCCTCCATGAAGGACTCTTCGACCTGCTGTAGAGACTTCTCAATCTCTGTGACTAGCTCAGGTGGAGCGCCTTCTTGTTGTAGTCCATATTCGTCCACTGCGAGACGGAAAAAGGGGGCGTTGGGAGGTAGAAGTGCCAACAGTAATTTTGAAGCGAGGTTGTTTACTCCTCGTGCCCCAACGCCCTGAAAAGGTGTGTCCAATCGGCTATGTGCTCCAAAGCCTTCGTCTGGGCAGACGTATGGAAGTGTGAGTTTTGCTGAGGAACGAGCGCGGTCTAGGTATTGGTGTCGCTTCCCCTCAAGGGAGGTGTATAAGCCTTCAGCAGTTTTAGTAGTCATAAATTATTCAGTGTCTTCTTCTGGTTCTGGGAACGCTACGTCTTCTGTGACTGTAGTTTGTTCAAGGTCGTCGAGGTCATACTCTTCAACATCTAAAGCCCACATACCGTCAGCCGTAGGGACTGGCTTAGTCAACCAGCGGGTTCCCTTTCCTTCAGTCCAGTAGGAGAAGTTGTGTTCTTTACCTTCTTCGTCGGCTCGCTCAATGGCGGCTTCTTCGGTTGGGAATATAAGATACATTAGTAGATGTCGTATTGATTGTTAATGTTAGCTTCGATGGCTAGACGGTTGGCTAGTTGATTTGTTTTCCAAATAACAACTTCCTTTATTTCTCCATTGAAGAAATTAGAGTTAGTGGTTAGAACTCTGTTACCACCAATCGTGTTATATTTGGTAGTGTATATAGGCTGTCCGTCTGATGTAATATCACTTGCGCTTTGTGAAGCCTCTTCAATATTAACGCCATTACGGGCTGTTTTAATTTGGTCACTACTTCCATCACCTGTGTGAATTACCGTGCCTAAGAGAAAACCAGAGCCATCTGGGGAATGATTAACAAGATGAAGGTTTTGAGTAATGAACACTCTTGTAGCATTGTTTTCAAAGCTTATCCCTCTACCACTATTCGTTGCGCCAAGGGTGGAGTCATTAGCACTAACTCTGGTCTGAACAGAAAACAAACTCAACGCTTGGTTGTGTACGTTTAACATTGTTGCTGCTGTACTACCGCTTGTAAGATAATCATCTACCCCATCATACTTCACAGAGCCAAGGAAGGTTCCATTCTCAACAATCTTAGGTTGCTTGGTGGACTCCGCTTGACCCATATTAAAGCCGTGACCTGACTGGTCATACCAAGTCTCTACAAAGCCGTCCGATGTAACCTGAGTAACTGTTACCTCTCTTAAATATATTACATCGGAGCCATTGCCAGCAAAGCTAGTTGTTGCACCATCCATAAGATTTATTCTTAACTGTGCATTAGTTACAGTTACATTGCTTGCCGTTACGGT